TTGTTGCGCTGATAGTTAGTATGAAAGGTTGAATCGGACGGCATGGTGTTGGGATCTCGAATCCACTCCTCGAGTTTCTTGGTGAGGATGGGTTTCTGCCTGCGACCTTCCACTAAGCAGTTATCATCAGACAGGATATTGGGGATCCCGTCTCCCGTATCTCCTCGAATGATATGCTCGATAACATAGGACTCTGGAGACCTTTCGGGTTTGACAAACTTCTTCTGAATGGGGCTGTACTGTGCCACATTCCTGTACTTTTGCAGTTGAATGAAGTCATGGTCACCCGAGATGATCAGGAAGGGGTTGGGTTCCTCAAGCATACCTGACAAGTCATTGGTTTGCGACCACTCAGCAAGTGCAGCAATGATATCGTCAGCTTCTGCACCTTCCACACGGATAACAGGATAGGGAAAGACAGCGTTCAGTTCCTCACGGACAGCAGACAACGCCTCGAAAATCGCACTCCAGTCGTATCCCGACTCCTCTCGATCCCGCTTCCTATTCGCCTTGTATTGAGGAAAGATTTTGCGACGCCAATAGTTTTGCCCGTCACAAGCAAGAACTAGATCGCCATACTTTGCGCCAAACTTATTCTTGTAACCTCGAATAGTATTGATGATCATATGGCGAATCAGAGGCAGGTTGATATCTACATCCTTTCTGCCGCCGAGTTCAGCCATCAGGTTTGAGATGGCGGTTTGACTGTAATCTACAACTATCATTTAATAGCCCTTACGATTAGCGTGTCTGCATTAAGGCGACCATTAGGTTGTGAGTCAACTGCCTTGATGCCGTCCATGAACTTTCTTAGTTGCACTTTGCCTGCTTTGAGAAGGTCCTGTAGAACGATTTCTGGTTTACGAACTGTCTTTTGCACACTCTGCTCTGGTTCGTAGTTCTGCAGCGTAGTGCCCTTGACTTGAATGCCTGAGGAACTTTCGGTGCGATATACAGCGAGCTTTCTCGTCTTGGTGTTGAACACCCACACCTGCATAGCACCCACGATCTCGGTAGGTGACACAGAAGTGATCTTCAGCTGGTCATCCTGTGACTTGTACTTGAGATCCTTAACTTGCAAAGTAGGTGACTTCACTTTCTTAGCACGGGGCTTGCGATTCGCTTTCTTGAATGCAGAATACTTCTCTGCCTCTTCCAGGAACGAAGCAAGTCGCTTAGCGAAGGCAACCAAATCTTTCTTCTTGAAGTTTGAGTATCCCTCAATCAGATCCTTGTCTTTACCTTCGAGCACCTCAATAGGTTCACGTAGTTTGCTCTTGACCCATTCTCGAATCTCATCGCTGGATGCCTGTGGCATCTCATTCTTTTTCATATCGTCAAGCAAGGAGAATGGCGTCTTGGGATCTTTCGCCAGGTTGTCAATGACTCCTTCTAGCTCGCCAATGTAGGCAGCGATACGATTCTGAGTAGCTTCCTGAATGTTGACCTTGGGCGCCGTGACAATCTTCTGCACCTGTGGCAATGGTGTCAGTTTGTTAAGGTATCGGTTCAATGCCCGCTGATGATCAGTAGAAAGTTGTGCTCCTTTGAGCATCACACGGCAAACCCAACCCATGGTCAGATTGACTTCGCTATCCGTCAACGACCGAATAGGAATGTTGTGCTTCTTGCAATAGTCCTCAATGTACTTCCGTGCATCCTTTCGGTCCTTCTCAAGGTTGAACCAATTGAAAGCTAGCAGAAGTTTAAGCTGATATTCATCATCACCAAAGATAATCTCGGCGGCTACAGGTTCAGAGCTTACAACTGCCTTATTCAAGTGTAAACCTCAATTGTTTGATTGAATCAAACCGAATGCTGCGCCATTCGCCAATCTCAGTATCAACGACCGAGACAACCTCATCATTCGGGGCTCGGGTTCTTCCCGTCTTGTTGCCACTTACAGGAATAGCATTTTCCTTAAGCGTAGCTTTCATCACTCGCTCAGTTCCATCTGCTTTTGTAAATGTAATGGTAACAACCTCAGTTGCCAATAGACCCTTAAGCCAAGTTTTGAGCGCCCCGCGCTCGTACTCAGTCATCGTATCCCACTTAGTATTCATTATTTCACTCCAAAGTGTTCTTTGACTACTTCCTTGAAGTCGTACAGGGCTTCTTTCCCCGCATCATCGTCAAGGTATCCCAAACTGATGATCTGGTCGCCAATCAGGTCAAGGAATCGCTGCACCATGAGGTTGGAAAAAGTTTCCATCTCCTTGTCATATTGTGATGCCCAATCAATGATTGCACCATGAGGTTTCCAGGGCTCATCCTCCCAAAAGATAAACCCTGCACGCTTAGCAACTTGTAATATATTGTCGTTCATTGTACCTCACTGGGTGTTAAGGGCCGGACGAAGTTCAGCGATAAGTTCGCGCTCACGGGCATGGACCTCAGACTTGCCACGCACGACCTCGACGACCTGATAGGTGAAAGAGTCGGGACCGAACTTGCGGATCTCCTTGCAGAGTTTCCAGTCGAGGCCTTCGGTCAAAGCACGCCGAACATGCTTCTGCCAACGAATCTTGACAGCACGCAACTTAGCTTGCCCGATGGCGGCAGTGATGCCGATATAGGACCTACCATTGGCAGAGTTGGTGAGCTGGTAGATAACATGGTTTCTGTCGGAGCGCTTTTTTCGATTCATGCTTACATTATACAGGAACTGGATAGAATGTCAAGAAAAGTTTTAGATGTTGTTTTTATGCAACAACAGCGGAGTGGTAGATGTTATCAACAGCAAACTGAGGATAGAGGTCGTCCATGATCTCATAGGCTTCGTCTAGATCCGAGGCCTCGATCTCTATGGTCAGAACCTGATTTCCAGGCAATTCTTCAGAGGTGTATTCAACAATGTAGGTATTCATCTTTCTTCCAATCAATCATTCAACATAAACAATTATACAGGAACTGGAAACTTTGTCAAGAGGGTGTTGTACAAAAACAACACTCTTTCTCTCAGTCAACCAGACTTACTTCAACATCAGCCAGAACAATCGCAACTTCCCAAGCTTTTTTTGCTTTGAATGCCTTTGCAGCTGCTAGTTGTGCAGCGTAGCTAGTTGCAGCCATTACTACAATTTTCTGACCGCGGTAGAAAGCAACATAATTACGCATCTTTTTCCTTGTTTCAATCACTCAACAGAATTAATTATACAGGAACTGGCAAGATTGTCAAGAAAAGTTTTAAGTGTTGTTGTATCGACACAACACCTGTGTTGCACAGAAACAACACTAATTTCTGAGGGTTTTTAGGTGAGAACCGTGGATTTTGCAGTAGATGAGGTTGTTGTACCACTGGTCGGGGTGCTCGAGGACTCGATTATCGATCTGCTCCCGAACCTCTAGGTAGGATAGTTCCCCCTTACCGAAGCATAGGTGAATGATCTCACGCTTGAATTTTTCTTCTCCAAGTCGAACAACATCACCTCTAAGTTCCTCGGATGATGACCAATACTTCTTCCAATCAGATTCTGTTTTGACTCGCTTGACCTTTCCCTTGACTTGCTTTCGACGCATAGACCAGAACAACTTCTTGCCGATGTATCGCCGCCCTGTCTCGAGACAAGTTATCATGTAGACAAATCCAACTAACTTCTCATTAGGACCTGGGTACTCCTGTCCTTCATATAGCCACATATTGACTCCAAATCAATATGTATCGTCATCTTCCTCATCCTCTTCATCATCTAGGCCTGCACTACAGAATGGGCAGAACATCACTTCATAGTAGGATCGGTCAAGGTCGTGTCTTATCTTAAAGATGGCATCACATTCGGAGCAGGTATAAGACTTTGATTGCATAGTAGAGGTTCCCTCTTTCGTTTTTCTGCCTCATACACTCGCAACCTTAAGTCAGAGCTGCTGAATGAGTGATCTCGGCTGTTGTAATAAATTTTTATGCCTCGGTCAACACAGATTGTTTTTCCTGTGAACTCCTTGTCCTCATACTCTTTACCAAGAATGCGGACATCAATAGGAAGGGTCTTGAGCAGATCCTCGAGTTCTTTCTCGGTACTATAGATCACAACTTCATCCACATATCTACAAGCACGTACTTGTATTTGTCTCTCGACAATGCTTTGCACAGGTTTGTTCTTCGATGTGCGGTCAATGGTGGGATCTGTTTGAATGCCCACAATCAACTTATCACATTGTCGCTTAGCTTCTTCGAGCATAACTACATGACCTGCATGAAACAGATCAAAGGTAGAACAGGTGAATCCTGTAATCATATCTTCCTCACTTCAATTTTGCATTTTTCCAAGAATCGTATGCCATCCTCATTGCGATAACTGTTACGGTAAAAAACACTATTAACACCAGACTGATATACCAACTTAGCACAATCAAGGCAAGGGGCATGAGTAACAAACAAAGTAGAACCAAGACCAGACTCTGTAGACCTCGCCAACTTAGATATAGCATTTGCTTCAGCATGAAGGACCTCTGCTTTTGTTTTAAGGTGTGTTATCTGCATGAGGTGCTCAGGACCGCCATTGTCAATAACATAGGTTTCAGTCTTTGTCACTTCATCTTCGCAGTTGTTGTCCCAACCTGCAGGCATTCCATTGTAACCTATACTTATAATTCTGTCATCCTTCACCACGATAGCCCCAACTTGAAGTCTCCGAGCGTGAGACAACTTTGCATATGTTTCGGCGACTTGCATGTGGGCCTGCATCATCCTTTCATTCACTAGCATCTCCATAACTTACATTGCCATGTTCATCTTCAAGGATCAGAGGACCTGTGAAGTATGTGTCTGTGTAAGACAGTCTCCACCCATCTTCCTCAAGTTCCTCATGATCCATTTCGTCTAGGCGAATACGATATTCTTCAGGAATGTTATCAGAGTAACGATAATCAGCCCAACAACCGTCATCCGCATCGTAATCCTGTACATCTTCTAGATCCTCATAAACATTAAACCCATGTTCATTTTTCAAATCAATATCGGGAGGTGTTTCAGACTCAAAGGTACAATGGGCCCAACGCCAACCCGTTTCTCTTTCTATCCACATCTTCTCGCCATTCTCTTCTTTGAACCAGTTTTCAACATCACAGGCGGACTTTTTGTATTGCGGCGACAGTTTGTAACGCATAATAACTCCTAAGCTGCTTTGCCCCACACCTCTTCCCAAGATCCTGACAATGCTCCTTTTGCATAGTCAGTAGCTTTGTTCTCAAAGAAGTTCGTATGAATCGGGGCGTTGATAATTTCCTCAACCCAAGGGAGAGGATTCTTTTTAACTTTCATTATGCCCTTGAGGCCCAAACTAATAAGGCGGCGATCAGCAATATAACGAATATAGCGTTTAACATCATCAGCAGATAGATCAGGCATACCGCCCATCCTAAATGATAGATCAATAAAACTATCTTCGAGTTCAACCATTCTTGTTGCAAGAGTGTAGATTTGAGATTTGAGATCGTCGTTCCAAATTTCTCTATTTTCTTCCACATATGTTCTAAACAGTTTGATCATGTTTTCGGCATGCATTGTCTCATCAACAATGCTCCAGGTTACAATCTGCCCCATGCCCTTCATCTTTCCATGGCGCGGAAAGTTCAACAGCATGATGAAGGAACTAAATAATTGCATCCCTTCTGTAAAGGCACTAAACAAGGCGATGTTGCGAGCGATGCTTGTAGTATCAACTTTCATGTTCAATGGATCGTTTAGATATTCGTGCTTCTTACGCATCTCATCATACTGCATGAACTCGTTGTAGGTTGTTTCAGGCATGCCTAGCGTCTCAATCAGATGACTGTACGCCGCAACATGTAGAGCCTCCCGGGCAGCAAATCCTAGCAGCATCATACGCACTTCAGGTTGGGGGAAGTGAGGAAGATAGTTTCCCACATACCCGCCTGCTACATCTATGTCCCCTTGTGTGAAGAAACGAAAGATGTTCGTTAGAAAATACTTCTCATGTTCAGTCAGTTTGTTTTTCCAATCCTTCACATCTTCGATCATTGGAACTTCGGTATGTAACCAATGGGCCTGTTCGTGAGCTAACCACGCATCATAGGCCCAAGGATACGAGAAAGGTTTGTAGCTTGTTCTACTATCAGTTAGTTTTGCTTTTTGTTTTTTGGGTGCCATATGTTTTCTCCTTTTGGGTTTCATACATTACATCATCGGTATTGCCTAACGCCCATTTGGGATTCGTTTCTACGCGATAGGTCTTTGTACAAACCTTGAAGTCAGGGAACAGCAGTTTGGGCGGGTTAGATGCTGCATCAAGAAACAATGTCCGATTGTTGGGTTGTGCGGCATACTGTCCGTTGTCTAGTTGAATGAAGTTAAATGACTTATGATCCTCAGGCCATTCTGCATAAGTGGTATCAAGTGTATTGGGATCACTAAATCCGTTGTCAACCGTGAACAAATATTGCCCAGAATACCATTGCTTGTCTTTTGCAAAAAACTTCGCAGTTAGATTTCCTAAGAATGCTTTCTTGATCACAGTAACATCATGACTAAAACAATCCCAAATCTGTAAACTGTCTAGCGATAAAAATTTTTCAGTTTCTAGATCCTCGTTCCGAGACACATACGCATGAAGGGGTAGCTTATCGTACACAGCCCCGTAGTTGGGCAAGTATGATTCAATTCGAAATGCCTGACCTCGAATAGATTTGATGCTTACCCAAATACAAGGTTCGTATTCACCATGACCTCTTTGAAAGTCATAGAGAAACTCCTTTCTAATGTAGCAATGGATAGGAGGAAGATTTGCTACCAAGTGCGCCATTATTGTTTAACCCACTGCTTGATTTTTTCTGAACTGTGAACACCAACCAACCTTGCAATTTCTTTTTCTTCAAACAAAACTAAAGTGGGCACAGAACGAATACCAAACTCAATAGCCATTGCATCATGCATATCGATATCAACTACTTCAATTGGAATGTCTAAGTTTGCTGCTTCTAAATTTTTCGCTAGCGCTTTGCAAGGTTGACACCAAGATGCTGTAAATCTAATTAGTTTCATCTCACTTCCTGTGTTAGTTGTAGGGTGTTTACATTAATATCATTTATGATTTGAATCTTTGCCATTTCTTTTTCGGGTATATGGTTTCATCCCCCTTACGTAACCCTCAGGAATTGTTTCATGCGGATACAAATATAAATTATCGACCCCGTTGTTATACCACGTCCTACCTTTTACAAAACTATTATTTAAAAATGGATTTTTTTCTGGAAACTTTTTCATCGGATTTTCTTCTGATGACATTCTAACAAATGCTTTTTTTCTAGAATTTTCACTTTTTCCTGGATTTTCTATTTTTGAATGCCATCGTTTAAATTCTGAATAATGAGTCTTAATGTTGTGAACCATCTTAGATGTTAGCTTTCTATTGCCGTGGGGGTCCCTTAGCATGCACAAAAAGGCGTAATGAATTTTAGGTTCTTTTGGATAGATTTTTGTGAGTAGCCAATGTGCAAGATAATGTTCTCGATATGTAAGAATAACTAAATTATCGCTGTCATCAGTTCCTCCTAAACATTTAGGTAAAATATGATGTTTTTCACAGTATTCTGTATGTTCTAACCTAGATTTTCTTGTCTTTATAATATTATTATAGAGTTTTAAATAGTCCATATACCCTCCTTTGTTATGGACTATTTATATCCTTCACAAGTTTCAATTATCTGCGAAGGATACTATTCGCAGGCTAAGCAAGCATCACCTTCTGCAAGTGCCTTCAAATCTAGTTCTTGAATAACTTCTCGTTCGATCTTCTTAGAGACTTTATCTGCTTTTCCGATCTTTTCTGAACGGCAATAGTATAAAGTCTTGAGTCCTTGTTTCCATGCTTGAAAGTGTACAGCGTGAAGATATTTTATGTTAGCGTCAGGCCTGAAAAAGAGGTTAAGGGATTGTGCTTGGTCAATGTAACTTTGTCGGTGACTTGCGTGCTCCACAATCCAGCGCTGGTCAATCTCCATAGCCGTTTTGAATACGTCCTTTTCCCAGTCAGATAGTATGTCAAGGTGCTGTACTGATCCGTCGTTAGCAATGATACTTGACCAGATATCTTGATAATCCAATCGTTTGTCTGCATCACACTTCTCCTTGATGATTGCGTCTAAGAACTTATTCTTGTTTAGATGAGCACCCGAGAGGGTGTCCTGTCGATAAGCATTAGCACGATAGGGCTCAATTGAAGGACTGGTGTTGCCCATGATGATACTAGAAGATGCGTTAGGAGCAATAGCAAGCATGTGGCTAAACCTTTTACCGGTACCAACAGCGTCAGGTGCCTCACCTCTCTCCTTTCCAAGTTCGATGTTTGCAACATCTAGACCTTCGCGGATGTGTTTGAACATCCTACGATTCGAACTGATTGCAAGAGGTGACTCCCAGGGAAGGTTTTTCTTGTGCAAGTATGCATGAAACCCCAAAGCACCGACTCCGATAGAACGCTCTCGCATCGCTGAATACTTTGCCCTTTGCACAGGTTCGGGGGCATGATCAATAAAGTATTGTAACACATTATCTAGCATTTCTGCAATGTCCCGCAAAAAGTTTTTATCATTTTTCCACTCATCAAAGTATTCGAGGTTGACAGATGACAAACAGCAGACAGCAGTACGATCTTTGTCAGTGGGTAGAATGATCTCGCTACATAAGTTTGACTGTTTGATAGACAGACCCAACTTTTTTTGAAACTCAGGCATCTGACTATTGCTGGTGTCAATAAAATGTAGATAGGGTTCACCTGTGTGCATACGCATCTCAAGAATACGCTGCCAAAGCTCCTTAGCAGAAACTTTATCTCGAACTTGACTGTTGTGTGGATCTCTCAGCTCCCATGTATCATCACAGTTAGGATCAAGCATGCACCTTTCAATGATCTGCATGAAGTTGTCGGTGATGTTTATACCATGATGCAAGTTCAAACAACGCATGTTCTGGTCGCCCGTCGGTTTCCTCATTTCGAGAAAAATAAGAATATCAGGATGACTGATATCAAGATAGGCAGCGTAAGAACCTCTCCGAGTCCTGCCTTGCCTGTACGCCAACGAAGATGCATCATATGTCCTAAGATGAGGCATAACCCCAACTGACTTATCGTCAGCAGAACGAATTCCAATTCCGATACCAATACCGCCTCCTAACATTGAGAGCCAATTTACTTCCGCCAAACAATCGACCAGACCCTCTGCACTATCGTGTAGATAAGGGAGAAAGCATGATATAGGAAGGCCGCGACTGCTACGCCCAAAACTGAGAATGGGAGTAGAATAACTGAGCCAATGACGACTGCTGTACTCATATAACCTTTGAGCATGTTCCTGCGAGGAAGAGAATACTTTTGAGACATAAGCAAACCTTTCTTGTGGTGAGTTTTCATCATCACGCATGTAAGATTCACGGAGCCTTTTTAACCCTAGGTCATCAAAAAGGGAATCTCTTGAAAAGTCTACAGCAACCCGATGCACAATATTTGTACCCATACGAATCCCTATTACTTTGTTAAAATTGTTTTAATATCTGGAGGTGAATATGTATCGGGTTTCAAAACCTTGCCATCTTCTCGTTTGATTAGCTTGCCATTGATACACTTAGACATGTTTGATCTTGCGACTTCATCCCAAACTTTCTGCAATGGGATACCCAATGAGTGGCACAAACCTTCAATAACCCAAATGAGATCTGCACAAGCATCTGCTGTTTCAACCATATCAAATTTTCTTATCGCCATTGCCAGCTCAAAAAATTCTTCTTTGATTAAATCGTGATACATCATAGCTTGCTGCGTGAAGGTACCCTGTAATTCATCGCTTACAGTGTGTTCAGCTGCAATCATAAAGTTTTTTACATCATCTCTTGTATTCATTATTGCTCCACAAAGGTTTGCATTAGGGGAAAGATACCTGCAATGACCTTCGCACATTCTTTTGCAATGTCTGCATGTTCTTTCTGTGTCCCATTGCCGCTTCTAAGTTCAATGTAATGTACCCATGATCGTAATGTGCCATTCATATACAGGCGAGAGATAGTATTGCCTTCAGGCAGAACAGCCCTCGCCTGTTCTTTTGCTATTCCCTTTGATACTGCCCATTCATATACATTCTTGGCTTCAGTAATAACTCTAGTTTGCATCTGCTCCCATTGGTAAGCGATCTGCCTGTTTTTGTCGTCTGTCAAATCAAGAGAGACAGAGTTCTGTCTGTTCTTGTTGTCTTGATATCTTGCTTCTCGTAAAATGAAATCCAATTCCTTGGTGGGGTCCGCATACCGTTGACTGAATTCCTGAAAGCTAAAACTTCTATGGCGAAGAATTTGTCTAGCGATATCTCGGGTAGTTTCAATCTCGAGACAGGCGGAGACCATTTCAAGGGGGCTCCAGTGCTTGTGTTTGACAAGGTAATGAATAAGTTTCTCAGACGTTTCGGTGTTAAACTGGTTTGAAGGATTGGACACACGGGCACAATACGCAATGAGTTCCTGTATGGCATAGAGACCTTCCTTCTGAATATCTGCTGAGGGCTTTGAATAACTAACTAATGTAACTTTCATGTCACTCCCACTTATCGGTTTGCTCAAAACTAAGTTCTTGAATGGTTTTATCTTTAAATACTTTTCGAGGATTGCCACACATATGACACTTTGGATTACCACAGTTCATCACATGATGCTTGTGGTACCTATGAGGTTCCGTTATGTAAGTGTCGGGAGTGTGGTTTGTCTTTGCTATTTGTATTTGTCGTTTGATTGCTGCTTGTTCTTGGTGAAGTCGTCTCGACCTCCTCTCTTTAGTTTCTTCGTCGCTCATTAGCACCTCTTCCAAGTAAAGAAGTTTGCCTTTGCCTGCAAATCTGCACAGGCGTTCTTGTCTATAATCGACTTAACTTGTGCTTTTGTTTTTCCTGCAAGTATGAGATCGTTAATGTCTTTCTCTTTTTGACTCTGAGGCCAGATCACAATCCGATAACCTTTTGCAATCAGATCATTATATACCTTACATACTTCCTTGTTGCGAGGTTGATTGTCAACTATGACTGTCATGTCCTCTTTCTTGAAAGGTAGGAGTTCAAGTTTATTGAATCCTGTACCTGATACTGCAATGCAATTATCTATAAACAAACTATCGATGGGGCCTTCTACCACATAGATATGCTTTGACTCATCAACTACATCCATACCAAACACTAGCAACTCGTCGCTTTTGATTTTGACTGTTATATATCGGAGCTGCTCATCTCCAAGTGCACGACAAGTCATTCCCGATAGCTGTAGATCCTTCGTGTAGAAAGGTAGCACCAGTCGAGGCTCTTCTGACTTGATTCGATCCTTCATCTTCTCAGAGATCTGCTCTATGTTCTTGATGTTGTCAATGAAGAATAGTCGAGGCAGAACATCATCAGGAATCTTTCGCTTTGCACAAAACTGCCGGGCGATATGATCCTCAGGCAGTTCACTCACACGATCTAGCAAAGAATCAAGAATGGTTTTCTCTGTTTTGACTACAGGCTCTGTGAACTTGAACTGAGGATCCTTATGTGCCTTGTTAGGAGCAGCACCTGTTGCATATCTTTCTAGAGCATACTGTGCATACAGTCCTTGATCGGTTTGCTTTAGAAAGGTCCCAAAGTGGATGGATACACTACAGTTGTGACACTTCATGAACATGTCACCTTTCATTCTAAAGAAGTACCCTCGCGCTTTATGTTTCTTTGATGCCGAGTCTCCGCAGATCGTACAACGAAAGTTAAAAAGGTAATCAGACTTCCTCTTGAACAACGGAAGTCGATTTGCAATAAGATTGATATACTTTAGATCAATGTACAGCGACATGATAGGCCTCCTTGAAACCTATCATATAACATAATCAAGATGAATGCAATGCTACTTTTTCTTGGCTGTTGCTTTTTTCTTAGTAGGAGCACGCTTTTTCTTAGGTTCAGGAGCAACTTCTACAGTAGGTGCTTGAACAGTGACAGTAACTTCAGGTGCAGGCTCTTTAGTTTCTAACTTAACTTCTTGCTTAACGGGAAACTCTGCAGGGGGAAGAGGTGCGGGTTCTGGTTTTTTGACTTCCTCTGGTCGAATGAACATAGGAGTCACAATGATATCCGGCTGCTTTACAGGCTCTGGTGCAGGAGCAACAGGTGCAGATTCAATTTTGGGTCTACCGAAAAAGTAGTTACTTAATTTTTGCAAGAAGTTCATTTGGTCTCTTCCTTCTAATCACAGTTGGTTTTCTACGAACCGGCGGGTCATCGGGAGGCAATCCTGCTATTCCGCCAGTAACAGCAGCATTGTTCGCGGGAGCTCCACCCAAAGCAGCATCCTCTAGGAACTGTTTGAATGTTTTTTGATATTTATCCGTAAGGAACTGCTCCACAAGAGTTGTGTCATGGGGCTGAGTAAGTGACTCTAGAAACTGCGACTCAAGATCGACAGGTTCTTGTCCTTTCTCATAATTTTCACGAATCAAAGCTAAAGCCGCTGCAAATGATAGAAACTTTTTATTTTCAATTGGAACTTTTTCAATAATTCTTTTTAACCGAAACACTAAGCGATGTAGGAGTGTATAAGCGTTACGCTCTTCTGTTGTCCTTAGCTGCGATGTTCTCTTTAATAACTTACCTTTAGCGTCAATAATTCCCAATCTAAAAGCGTCTGTCTTGTCAAAGGGGGTGACAAGCATTCTTAGGATACGGTAAACTATTGCAGCGTCTATAAATCTGTTAGGCATTATATTCTTCTGAGTGTGTTAGCAATTTCCATATCTATAGGAATGTCTGACTCATTGACATTATAATACAGAACTACATTTTCAGGCATGATGTTTAGAAAAACTAAAAAAGTTTTTAGTGATGACCAATAAACTCTATCCATTTTATAGAATAACATGTTGACAGATGCTTCAGGACCAAAAAGGTTGTTAATAATGATGATGTGATTAAGAATCAATCTATCTTTGAGACCCTTGCCTGCATTATATCTACCCAGCAAGCGCTTAAGATACTTGAACCTTTTCATATCCTCATAAAACTCAGACAGTCCCTTACACCCTGAGTTGTCATAGTGTTTTATAGCATACATTAAAAAAGTATCTTCAGTCAAGTCAAAAGCCATTTTACCAAGTGCTAATAGCTACCCTCTTCCATACATTAGCAGAACCTGTGTAATCTGCAGTGCATATGTAGATGTAGTTAGTGTCAAATGCAATCATACCTTTCTTATCACCTGCTGCACCAACACTAGCGGCAGGCGCTGTTTTCACCTGCGTTATTGCTGCAGTTAAATTGCCTGCAGTAATCTTTCTGCTGTTTCCTCCAGAAACTACATAGAGTAGATCGGAAGAAACAACAGAATTTGTTGCAGTTTGTTCAGTTAACTTGGGCATCTTTAGGCAGCGTTATCACGCACATCAGCGTCGTCGCTAGCGTCAATCTGCAGATTACCTGTAGTTGGTGACAATGAAAGATTAGCAGTGTCATCACGGTTAAAGTTCTTGGACATTGCAACCAATGTCTCTGTCTTAACACGGCGTGCACCGAAACCATCAGTGTAGACAATCTGATGCATCCAACCTGGCTGGTTGATGTTGTTTGCCTTGTTCATCGTGTTAGCAGCTTCGTTGCTGTCCACACCATAAATCTTCTGAATGGTGTAGGCATTGCCTCTTACATTCTCAACCACATTGATCACTTTAGGACCTTGCTGAACATTGGCTTTTCCATTTGCTGTGGAACCGCCGTAAGCAGTCGTAAGGTTCAATGCAACATTTGAAATAACATTCTGTACATAGTACTTAACTGTACTATTGCCGGTAACAGCTCCGAAAACAAAGTAGTCGCCAGGTTTAACTTCATTCAAGAAAATAGTGGCGTTACCTGTTGAATTAGCAACAGCTCTGCTACCACTGGTAACAAGAACATTTGCTGTTATTTGTTTTGAGTCTAATTTGCCCCAACCTGACATTTCTGTCTCCTTGTCTTAATATTCTGATAGCTTACGCTTCGTTAGTATCTTCAGGGGCTGCTTTGCCCATGTTTTGAGTAACTTTCTGATTGCCTTTGTAAGTTACCTTACGGCGAAGACCTGTGCCTTTATCCACATAGACATAGTATGGTTGACCTTTATAGTCCTTTCCCATATCTTCAATCCTGTGTCCTGCCTTACGAAGTCTCTGAACAGTGTCGTTCATATCAGAGAGAGCTTCAGCCTCTGCAATGAAGGCAAGATCATTGTTTCTGAAGGCATCTTCCATCTCGCTGATTATATATTGCTGATCTTCTTCTGAAAGTTCAGAGAATGAATTGCATTCAGCAATAGTTAGGGCAGCTTTGATAAAGTCTTGGTAAGAAGGATGTTCAGGCAGTGCAAAGTTTAGATTTTCGATAAGCTCAAAATCTTCATTCTTCTTCTTATCTTCAGTTGGCTTAGGTGCAGTTGGTGTAGGTTTAGGTGCAGGTGGAGCTTCTCTACGCCCACCGAGATCCAGGTAAGATGAACCGCGGGTAGAACCGTATCTACCAATACGCTGCATTGCACTGTAGGGTCTGCCTTCAGACACAGTTTCATCTTCTTCCTTCACACCCGCCTCATCAACCTGTTCAGCTTCTTCTTTCTTTAAACCACCACGAGCTTCGGCGGATTTTAGCATATCGATACGGTCACGATAACCTGCAATACCTGGCTTAATATCTTTAGCAGCGGCTTTCTCGCCTGCTGTAGGATTAGGAATATGTTTCATTGTAGTTTTAGCTTGGCGTGATTGGTATTGTCTGTCTTTACGATCAGCATCTAAGTCGCTCATAGCGCCTTCCGCCACACCTTGCTCACCTAAAATATCTTTTAGTTTTGCAATATCCTCATCTGAAAGAGAGGATTCGTTCTTTGAAGATGCGATAGCTGCACTGATTGCTTTTCTACGCTTGTGCAGATACTTGTCTGTAGTGTCCACATCGCGGTCATTATCAATGTCTTTATCTTCCTGACCGACAGGATCCAGCTTAACAGCTGCTTCTTGCGTGAGCACTTTGCGTGCTTCTTCGAATAATTGTCTGCTCATATATTCCTCTATGTGTTAGCAATTCCAGCGGCGTAGAGCCTTGTTGATTGGGGAGTCAGGATCTCTTGAATTTTTTGCACTTGTAAGGCGACTCTTCATACCTTTCATTCTGCGGCAAAATGATAATCTTCTTTTTGCTCTTTTCCCTTTGGGATTCTTTTCAGTAACAGCAGTTTGTAAGTTTGAACCTGGGTTCTCACGGCGATATGCCTTAACTGCAGCGGGACTCAATCCATCTGTTTTATCCTGACGATTGACTTTTTGCCAATCTTCATCAACCTTTGCTTCTGTCATTTCAGAAGTCATATAGTTAGCAACGGTTGAGATGTAATCTTCTGCAAGGGTGATTTTGGATTGAACCCATTCTGGTAGATTGTCAGCATCATCAAGCATATCATGCACCCTCTTAGCGTTTGCTATGATAGAGCGCAAATCAGATTTAGCCATATCACCTTCACGGTCATATTCACCTTCATCGTACTTGTCTTTAACTGCTTCTGTTTGCTGTTTACGCTTTTTCCAATATGAGTCTGGCTTGATAGGCGACTTGCCTTTTATTGGAGGGGTTCCTTGCTTAAATCGTTTGAGTGCCTTTTCATACTCAGGATCATCTGATTTAGCTTCCGCCACACCCTGCTTCTTGAGAATAGCAAGGGCGTCTTTTTCCATCTGCTTTACGGTAATAGATTTACCTGGTGCTTCCTTACCTGTGAAATAATCAGAACCTTTTTTATCTCTTGAACCATAGGTGCTGTGACTTACTTTGCCATCACGACCTGGTTGTGGTGCCGACTTATCCATTTCATCTAATGTTTCTTCTTTAACACAAGAACCTTTAGAGTAAGCTGTCTTTCCTGGCGCAGGTTTATACCCGGGCCAGCATCTTTCTTGTAAATAATCTTTGAATGTTAAAGGCATAAAAACTCCAATAAGTATTATTTATGTTATCTTGATTTTAATCTTTGTTGTTGGAGTTTGCGAACTTTTGTCATTAGCTTTTGAGCGAGGATGGTTTGAATACCCATCTTTTGTAATTGCGCGAGTCTTTGTTCGAGCATATCTTTTTCTTGTGGAGACAGATCTTCTCTGTTTCTACCTTTCAAGAATCTCCGAGATAGCAATCTCCTTGCCGCCATCTTAGCTCTGTTTTCCAGCTGTTGTGTACTCGCAGGTCTGTTAAGTTTAAGTTTTCTTGCTATACCCCTTTTCGTACCTGTTCTGGCGAAGTCTCTGGCTTTTTTCAAACGGGTAGCAGGAGACAGAGCTTCTTTTACCTCTTCTTCCTCCTCTTCCTCTTCTTCATCAAACAAGTCTACAAGGTCATCCCCTTGTAAAGTGTTGACCATCTTATCTAGCTCGTCGTCTGAAAGATTTTCTTCTTTTGCTTCTTCGTGAAGATCTTTGTCTGCAGTATGGTAGGTTTTACCTTTGGTGATGTAAGAGTTGACTCTTGCCATACCCCATTGCTGTGGAGTTGTTCCCGGGCGGTGACCTGTACGCCAAGCAGCCATACCTCTAGCATAGACTTTTCTTAGTGTACCTATAGATATTCCTGACTTGGCTGCTTTTGCAGCGAGGCCTTTATCAGCAGCTTCATCAATCTGTACAAACTCTTCTGCTTGTACATCCTTGACACGCTCAAGCCCTTTATTTCTGCGAGCTAACAGATTTTTTGCTATGTCTTTATACTCGCCGCTTTCAGCTTCGGGTTCTAACTGTTTGACCTCAGCTTCAGCTTTTTTCTTGTAAAGCTGCTTTGCTTTCATGCTTATCTCATCAAGCTGGTAAGATTCCTCAACCTCTCCCGTTGCTGATTTCGGAGCATGTGTGAAAGGTAAATCAGCAAAAGTAGAATCATCATGTCTTGCTAACTTTGCCATTATCTGAACATGTGACTGCATGTATGCTGCGTGGTTATCAATATCATCCAGCTGTGTCAATGCATCATGCGCCTTTGAGAGATAGAATGTAAAGTCATGGATGTCTTGCTGTGTAGCAAAACCATTTTGCTGAGCGTGTTTTTCGACACCCAAATAGGCGTCAGTTGCTCTTAGAGCAATGTCAATTAGATCTTGGCGAAGGACTGTATCCATATTACTTTCCTACTGAGCGTAAAAACCACGCATGTTTTTGGTGTGCTTGAATGCGATCTTGAAGGAAGTTAGAAATACCTAACTCTCCGTGATCCTCAGCCATCTTATAACCTGTCATCAGCGTCGCCAGAACCTTGTTGTTGTCTATAAAGAGGTTCCTTGACATTATAACAGGTGACGGTATAGTCTCATCTTCTACTACATTTGTTAAGTCTTTCAAGCGGGTTAAAGTACCAGGTGCGAATACATCAAGTGTCCGTATCTGTTCAGCAAGTTCATCAATAGAGCCGAACACTTCTTCATAAATTTCACCAAACATTTGATGAAACTCATAAAAGTCAGGTCCTTCTACATTCCAATGATAGTTATGTGCTTTCAAGTAGAATGCAAATGAATCTGCTAAACATACCTTTAGTTGATTTGCCAATTCTTCTTTCATTATAAACCTAAGTATTGTTTGAATTGCATTTTACGAATGTGCTCGGGTTTTGCTTCGATACCTGATGAAACTGCAGAATGTAATTTTTTTGTGCTTTGCATCATCTTCATTTCAACATCACTTTGAGGGCCAATTAGTTTGGTGAAAGCTGCATATGCCTTGGGACATATATCAAAGTTTTGTGTCTTTATATTGAGGTAAGTTATCTGTTTGCTCGGAGAGTTCATCTCTGCAATCGCATCTTTCTGTTGTTTGTTCATTAATAAAAATGGAATTTTCATAGTTTCTTCTCCAAACCTTTCTCTGTACCTCTTGGTGTAAACTGACTCTTTTGTTTTTGCACCCACATCTCCTGGTGCTGGCGTATACGCAGCAGGATTATTGTCATCCATCGCGCTAGTTCTTTCCCAGTGTGCCTTTCTAGCAACTTGTGTGCTGTGTGAAAGATTACCCGAGTATTTCTTCGACAATCCAGAACGATTTCTTCTGTTCTTCTTATAAGCACCCGAACTTGTTCTATATTTATTTTCCTGCAACCATGCTGAAAATGACTCAGCAAGGTTCATGCCCCCTCTAACATCATCAAACAACTCCTTTGCGTGTTTCTCCTGAACATGAGAAGGGACACCCTTCTTGAATTCATTGAAGTCATTGTTCTTAGCATGTTCACGCATTTTTGACGCCGACATACCCTCTACACCTTCTGCATCAGGATCTCGTTCTCCTGCAGATACAACTTTGATTGACTTGAAGTTATACAGTTTGCCTTTACCCTCACCGTTGTACTGATGTAGCTTATTTTCATATTCATCAACACGATCAGATCCTCCCACCATAATCAAATGATGAGTGCCTGATTTATGTAACTTAGCTGCATGCTGTAGGAATGTGGGGTGCTCAGAAGATGATACACTCAGTCTAGTATTGGGGAAGAAGCGTTTACCATGCTTCAGTTTTTGTTGGGGACTCAGAGGATTTTTGTTTTTCTTGTCTTGAGTGTGTGACAAGACGATTAGATGATCAGCTTTATGATCAGAGGCAAGTTCTTTTACTTTGTTGACAAGTTTCTCATGCCCAACCGTTGGCGGATTCATACGCCCAAAGGCAAAAACTGTTGTTTTTTCTTTCATATTATGCCTTTGAGAACCTAGGATTGTTCAGAATCTGATGCGAAACTTCTTTTGGTACTAATTTAGCAACAGGTCTTAGTCGTCTTTGCTGATCCCGCTTAAGAAGGACTACACCTTCTGTGTCTGCTGCCTTTCCATCAATCTTTGTGTCCATATCGGTGTGTTTGATACCCTTTAGGACATGCTCAGTGCCTTTTGAAAGGTGATGGTTGATCTGAAGCGTGTTCTCAAAGGCACTACGATTCTTCTCAACATGATCAGCCATACTTCTAAACTTGTTAATATGTGTTGCTTTGGCAGCTTCTGTTTTAACAGTACCTGCCTTCTTAACACCCTCTTCTTCCAAATGTGCTTTGTATCCATCTACTGAAGGTGTGGTTCCCTTCCTTGTAGTCCTATTCATATAGGTGGTAAAATGAGGTTGGTGTTCTTCAGTAAGGTGAGTGTGGTCAGGTTTTGATCCCATAAGAGCCTTTGCTTTCTGCAAATGCATCTCTGTTGCTTTCCTATCTTTTTCTGCATATGGATGCTTGTTTGGATCAAAGTCAAGATTGGGTTTGAAAACTTCTGAGTGCTGTGCGATAGCACCCTTTGACGGTTTGTGTGCTATACCATTTGTTATTTCAGTATGAACTGCTATGCCCAACTTTGCAGGTGTTTTTACCTTATACTGTAGTCGGTTTGCATGTGCAGTAACAGTTGCACCCTTACGAATACCCTTATCATGCTCAGTGTAGAGTAAGTCACCTTGAACAGTATGACCTTTATTGACAATATGGTGAGCGTGTTCTAGGACATTCTTCATAGATGCTGCATAGGAGGGTGCATGTCCAAAGTGCTCATCTATTTCTTCTTCTGTTCTTGCTACCACTCCGCGCCCATGACGGTGTTTGTCAGAGACGAAAGGACCTTTTTCATCATGTCCCACAACAACAGAAGCACCTCCATCTACCTTATGACTAGCAACAACTGAAGTTGGCTGACCCGTTCTAAGTTTATGAAACTCATGGATTAAATTGACGCCGTGTTCATGCCCAGGTCCTGGAAGTTCGTGAGGAAGGTCCTTGGCGTGTGTAAGATGTGACAATAATGCGGCATCCACAGATGTTTTAGTTTTAGCTTCTGTAAGGTAAGATTTTAATGATAGCATAGCTTCCCTTGTTATGACTTTTTATTTATACTATTTCGTTCCAACCAAGGATTGCACCAACGTCTGCACCCGGGGTATCTGTCAAAACACCGATTGTAAGAATGTCTGATACTCCATCAATCGTTCTACCTAATTGAAAGTTGAAATCGTCTAATGATCCAAAACTTAATGACCCACCTTTCGTGCCTGTAACAATATATCCTGAATTCAAATTTGTACCCCCAGACATACTAGTAGCTGAGAAATCATATTGTACAGAACTACTCTCAGAAACATTTGCCCAGTTATTACCAGGTAAAGATGCATTTAGTCTTATTTGATATTTGTAGCTAGCATTATTTGTAACACCCAGAACATCAGCTACGTCAGGTAGTATAATAGAATCTAATCTATCTGGTTTTAGTCTTATACTAAGTACAGGATATGTCACATTTGCGCTGGGAAGGTCACGAAGATTAGAAAAATCTCGTCCAACGGAATAGTTTAAACTTCTTGCTTGAAATCCGCCTTCGCTGTTCACTGTGCTGCAAATCTGGCGCATTTCACTTGCAGTCGCAGTAGTTCCTGTATTTTCAAGTTCATATCGAATCGGTAAACATGCAGTGGTCATATAAGTTGAATCAATAACATTTTCATTATGAAATGTGTGAGCTATAATAAATTCTCCCGCCGCCACAAACCCACATCGAACATCCCCTACACCTAACCACTCAATGTCTATCCAAAAAATATTAGATTTTGTAGGATCTAGAATTATACCCGAGGCACCGTTTCCATCAAATGTGTCGCCATCCCAAGTAGATTGCACAAATCTACGTGTATCACTCACTGCCCCACTTGTTTTTGATCTTAACACAAAAGCCAACTCAGTTCCATTTGCCTCAAAATAAATTCCATTTTCAGCCCCAAAGTACCCAACTCTTTGCCTTAAATTACTTTGAAGATCACTGAAGGCAAAACTGTTCAGTGTTAGCAACGACTTCCCTGGTTGATAGGCAAAAACTCTTTTTGATTCACGTATAACTTTGTCGCCAGAGGCTGTTGTAGTTTTTAAAGACAATGAACTTTCATCAATATTATATTGAGTCGTTGCATTTCCTAATAGTTTAGTATCAAATTTTCCGTTTTCCTGATAACGTAGTTGACATTCGAAAAGTGTAAATGGGTTCGATACTCGTAGCCGTTGAAATGCGTCAAGGTGTTTTTGTTTAAACGATACTCTATCTTCAAATAAATGTGACATTATACTATTCTCCATCCATTTCTATTGACAAATGTTAGTGACCCCCAATCGATTGCAAGGTTAGCAGCGTTCTTACCGTCTATGTATAATCCATCATTTGTTCTAATTGTAATCCAACGATTTATTCCTGCACCACAATTTCCTGATTCGTCTTTGACTATTACAGATCTACCTGGTG